TGTGATATATTTCAACTGTTTTTAACCACTCGAAAGAGGATACGCACATGAGCGACCAAATCATGGATGAAGAAGTAAATACACCAGCCGAGGGAAACCCAAGCGGTGGCGATAGTAAAACATTCACGCAAGCGGATGTGGACAAGATTCTTGAGCAACGCCTAGCGCGAGAGCGTAAGCGGTTTGAGAAGATGACCGATGGCGTAGACATTGACGAAGCCAAGCGCGTGATAGCAGAACGCGAGCAAGCAGAGTTAGAGCGCCAGAAGGAGCGTGGCGAGTTTGAAAACGTATTGAAGAAGACTGTCGAGAAAAAAGACATGACCATTCAATCGCTGACAAGCAAGTTGCACCAGATTCAGGTGGACGGGGCTTTACTTAATGCCGCATCTACCAAAAACGCAGTTTCACCAGAGCAGGTATCGGCCTTGTTAAAAGGCAATACAAGATTGAGCGATGACGGTCAAGTGGAAATTCTTGATAAGTCTGGCAGTATTCGCTACAATGACAACGGTGATCTGCTATCAGTCAACGAACTGATGGAAGAATTTCTAACGGCAAACCCTCATTTTGTCAGAGCCTCCGCAGGTGGTTCAGGCTCAAGTGGGAACGCTGGAGGCTCGACACAGAAGCCAAGTTCTGTGGCTGATATGCTAAGTAACTGGGAAAACGGTGGGCGTGAAGCCTTTGCCGCCAGTAAAAAGCGCAAATAAACCACTTTCTTTTTTTCTGGAGTTAAATCATGGCAGCTACCACCTCAAGTACCTTAGACGACCTGTTTGTTGCAATCGTCGCCCAAGCACGTTTTACCGCTGAAGAGCAATCTTTGATGCGTAACCTTGTCACCATCTACAACATTGATGGTCAAGCTGGTAAGACTGTGCAAGTCCCCAAGTACCCAGCCATCACAGCCGCTGCGCTGACAGAAGGCACGGATATGTCTTCAACGTCTGTGTCTACTTCAAGCGTGTCTATCACGGTTGCTGAAGTTGGCGCACAAGTGTTGTTGACTGACCTCGCCGCAATGGGCGCTGGTAACCCTGCTGACGAACTCGGCACGGTTTTGGGTAACGCTATCGCTACCAAGATGGACAAAGACCTAATCGCTCTGTTCGACGGTTTGAGCGCCTCACAAGGTGCAACGACTACCGAATTGACGGTTGCCGCTTTGTTCCAAGCCGCCGCTACCCTGCGTGCCAACAAAGTAATGGGTCGCATTGTTGGTGTGTTCCACCCTTACCAGACCTACGCTTTGAAGGCTAACTTGACCAACACAATGGTCAACCCTAACGGCGGTGACTTGCAAAACGAAGCGATGCGTACTGGTTATGTTGCTACCATTGCTGGTATCGACATTTTCGAGTCTGCCAACGTGACCATCGACGGTTCAGGCGATGCCAAGGGCGCTGTCTTCTCACCAGAGGCTTTTGCCTTGGCTATGAAGCGCGACTTCAACATCGAGCCACAGCGTGATGCCTCTAACCGTGCTTTCGAGTTGAACGCCACCGCCATCTACGGTGTTGGTGAGTTGGACGATAGCTACGGCGTGGAAATGTACTACGACGCTGGTCTGTAAGTAAGAGAAGCCCCTGCATCATAGTGGTGTGGGGGCGTCTTTTAACTGAGGATTAAAAATGGCGTTTAGCACAGACACAGACTTGCAAGCAATAGTCCCAGACATTTTGGACTTTGGCATTGCCTCATTTGCTGATGAACACGCATTGGCGCAAGCCGATATTGAGCGCGTAATTAGAGCCAAATGGTATCCCAAATTGCAATTAACGTCTGAAATGGACGCCACCTTGCTGACCGATTCCCAATGGACTAAAACAGCGTCTTATCTGGTGCTGTGGAAGTACGCATTGCCTAAACTCACAAACTGGGTTGATGGCGACCGTTTCCAGAATATGATCGAGTTCTACAAGAGCCGATATTCTGAGGAACTTGAGAGCGTGTTGCAAGATGGTGTTGAGTACGATGCCAACGATGACTCTGTTGTGACAGATGAGGAAAAGCGACCGCTTAACCACGGGCGTCTAATCCGATGAGAACAAGTATAGAATTTGATGCTAAGAAATTAGATAAAAGACTCAACAAGCTATTGAAAGAAATGCCAGCGGCTGTGGACAAGGCGTTGATTCAAACCTCACAGTTTGGTACAAATTTAATCTTAGACAGAACCGAAAGAGGCGTTGGCTACGAAGGTAAATTCAAGCCGTACACCCCAGAGTATGTAAAGCGCAAGGGTCAGGGTTGGTCATCAACCAACAGAACCAGAGGGTTTGGCGGCGCTCCGACTAGCCCAGTTAATTTGATGTTGCGCGGCGAAATGTTGGGCGCAATGGCAAGCAAGAAGGTAAAGACTGGCGTGGCTAGGATTTACTTTACAAGGTCAACAGAGGCAAAGAAGGCTGCGTTTAACAATAAAACCAGACCGTTCTTTGGCTTTAACGTATCAGAGCAAAACAAATTGCGGAGTTTCTTTGCAAACAGGTTTAAATTATGAGCAAACGAGAGTCCATTGCCGCAAACATCGTAGCTACGCTGACGGCTATGACTACGCCTGCTCAAGCCAAGTACATCACCCGTGAGCCGTTTGACTTCACCAAGCTGTCCAACGCTCAATTTCCCGCAATTCTGGTTCAGTCCTCTACCGAGACACGGGAGGATGCCACTATTGGTGGTTCAGACATATTACGCGAGGGAAGCATTGACTACCAGATGATTGGTTACGTTAAGGCTACCTCTTTAGACACCGCACGAAACCAACTGGTTGAAGCGATGGAGAATGCGCTAGACGTAGACCGAACTCGCGGGGGCTATGCGCTTGACACTCAAATCATTTCGGTTGAGACTGATGAAGGCTCAATTGACCCGATTGGAGGGGTTATCGTAACCGCAAGAGTTCAGTATAATTTCACCCGTGGGACTGTATAAGTTCCGATAACCGAAAGGCAATATCATGGCTACACATAAAGGCTCAGAAGGAACTATCAAAGTCGGCTCAAATGCCGTTGCTGAGATTCGTTCATTCTCAATTTCACAAACTGGCGACACCGTGGAAGACACCACGATGGGCGACGCCGCACGCACTTACAAGCCAAGCCTAACCTCTTGGAATGGTTCTGTTGAAGTGTACTGGGACGAAACAGACACCTCTGGTCAACTGGCGCTGTCTATTGGCGCAGAAGTTACCTTGAACGCTTACCCAGAGGGTGACGGCGCTGGCGCTTACTACTACACGGGTTCTGCAATCGTGACTGGTAGCACAATCAACTCATCTTTTGATGGAATGGTTGAGGCATCGATTGCCGTTCAAGGTAACGGCGCATTGACTACCACGACCGTCTAATGAGTTTAGGCGCACGAATCGCCGCCAAGCGGCAAAGCAACCGCAGTATGATAGAAGTGGCTGAGTGGGGTGAAGATACTCCACTAGCCATTTATACGGGTTCGCTTACCTGTGCTGACGTTGACAAATTGCAACGCAAGCATAAGGACTTTATGAGCAACCCAACCGTTGCGGCAATGGTTGATTTGCTTATTATGAAAGCTGAAAACAAAGACGGTGAAAAGCTGTTTACGTTGGAAGACAAGCCTTTTTTGATGCGAGAGCCAGTTACGCTCATCTCCAACATCTCTGGGCAAATGTTCGCAACCGTTGAATCGATAGAGCAATTGGGAAACGACTGAAGGCAGACGGATTGCGGCTCAACTTGATTGCGCTTGCAGACCGTTTGCACAAGACGATTGAGGAGATTGAGGAAATATCTCTGACCGAGTTGCACGAATGGATTGCCTACTTTGAATTGAAAGAAGAAAAACATGGCGGTCAATGACGTTAATATTCGGCTAAGAGCCAAAGACGAAACCGCTAATGCTTTCAAGAGCGTTAAAGGTTCACTAGGTGGACTAAAGAACGCGGTTTTTAGTGTTCAAGGCGCAATCGCTGGAATAGTCGGTGGCGCTGTTGTTGGCACTATTGTCAACGCCAACAAATCATTCCAAAGCCTACAAGCAAGCCTGATTACGTTTACAGGCTCTGCTGAAGCGGCGGCGGCTCAATTTGAAGTCTTACAGAAGTTTGCCTCAACGACTCCCTTTGCTTTAGAGGAAGTTGTTGGTGGTTTTAACAAGCTGATTGCAAGAGGCATCAACCCATCCATTGAGTCTCTGACTGCTTTTGGAAACATTGCCTCTGGTACAGGCAAGAGCTTAGACCAGTTTATTGAGGCGGTGGCTGATGCGGCTGTTGGTGAGTTTGAGCGCCTTAAAGAGTTTGGTATTAAAGCTGCATCTGAGGGTGACAAAGTTTCTTTAACCTTTGGTGGCGTTACAAAAACTATTGGCAAGAACTCACAGGAGATGCTTGGCTACCTTGAGCAACTTGGGCAGACCAAGTTTGCTGGCTCGATTGAAAGACAAGCAAACACAATTGGCGGCGCTTTTTCTAATTTCGGCGATTCAATTTCAACGCTGAGTGTGGCGATTGGCGAAGCAGGGTTGAATGACTTTCTTGTGTCAACCACAAGAGAAATGAGCCGGTTGATAGACGTTACAACGCAAGCAACCAAGGCAAACTTAGGCTTAATTGACGTTATTGGTATAACTTTGCGCGAGGCTTTTAGCGGCGCAACCGAGTCATTAAAAGTATACAGAGAAGACTTGGAGACGCTGAAAAAAGGCAGAAGCATCTTAGAGTTTTTAGGTCTTGATTTAACAGAATCAAACAAAGAGATTGATGACCTACAAAAGAAGATAAACATCTTGCTGATGTCACAAGGCGGCAGGGGGCAAGGGTTTACAGACCCAAGGATAGCCAAAGCCCCAGCCAAAGCATTGCCAACAGCCACCGTCTCTAAAGATCAACAAAAGGCGATAGACGAATATAACAAGTCAATTATTGATGCCGAAGTTCATTGGGCTGGTGCGATGACTGGTAGCGAGCGAAATGCACGCAACCGTTTAAAAGTAATGGAAGACACTAAAAAAGCCCTAGATGACTTGAAGGTAGCGCAAACTGGTGGATTTTATGACCCTGCTCAACGTGGCAAAAGACAAAATTCATTGCCAGCCGAATTAGAGGCAATCAAGGAAAGTCTTGTTGAGGTTAAAAGCCCACTCAAGGAATTTTCCGATAGTATGCCTACGCTGAATCAAGCAATGGAAAGCGTGGTTGTTGGTGGCATGAAGTCTCTTGAGGATTCATTGGTTGGCTTGATTAACGGCTCAATGAGT